TTATTTCTTCTGGCGGCGAACTAACGTCAATGGCCGACAACCAAATCATCACGCTTGTCCGCACCAGCATTAACCAAGTAGCAAATACCGCAAGCCAACAGGTATATGAAGCAAATCAAGACATCACTAAAAAGTATCGCTATGTGGCAACACTGGATACCCGCACCAGCAGCATTTGTCGTGCATTGGATGGTAAAGAGTTTGAATATGGCAAGGGGCCAACACCGCCGCAACACTTCAACTGCCGATCAACGACAGTGGCAGTGATCGATTACGAGGGTCTAGGTTTCACGCCACCACCACCCGCTAAGCGTGCATCAACTGGCGGGCAAGTGCCAGCAGATCAAACTTATGGCCAATGGCTAGCCAAGCAGCCGCGTGACGTCAAGGCCGAAGCCCTTGGCCCCGGCAAGGTTGCATATTTCAACCGCCTTGCTGATAAGTACGGGCCAACCAACGCCATCGCCAAGCTGGTCCGTGATGACGGCTCTGAGTTAACCTTAGAACAGCTCCGCAAACGATATGGACCTGCCTAGCCTTCGGCATTTCCGCAATACCGGGATCTACAGCGACCCCGTAGAGGCGCTCGCTGGTGAGGCATGGGTGCTAGCGGTTTACACCGATAAAGGTTGGGCAACGGCTGATGGCGCTAGCCTGCTGACAGGTATTCAGGAATGGCGTCATGCCAAAGAAGATGACGGCAGCCCAAAAGAAAGTGGGCAAGGTGATGTCGGAGTACAAAGCCGGAACACTCAAAAGCGGCAAGCCAGGCCCCGGCAAGGGGCCAAAGGTCAAAAGCCGGAAACAGGCAATCGCAATTGCCCTATCTGAAGCTGGAAAGTCCCGCAAGCCAAAAGGTAAAAAGTGATGCCTAAGAAGCCTGGCCTTTACGCCAACATTGCCGCCAAGCGCAAGCGCATCGCAGCCGGCAGCAACGAACGCATGGCACGCAAAGGCGAAGCTGGCAGGCCGACTGCTGCTGCATTCAAGGCTGCTGCTAAAACTGCCAAGAAACCCAAAAGGAAGTGATCACCTATCGCGGCGAGCAATTTGAGGGTTACAACAAACCCAAGCGAACACCTAAGCATCCCAACAAATCGCACGCGGTATTAGCCAAGGAAGGTGAGACTGTCAAGCTCATCCGCTTTGGCCAGCAGGGCGTGTCTGGCTCACCAGCACAAAAAGGAGAATCAGCAGCAGACAAGGCCAGAAGGGCATCATTTAAAGCACGACACGCCAGCAACATAGCCAAAGGCAAGATGTCGGCTGCCTATTGGGCAAATCGTGAAAAGTGGTAACCTATGCATGTACTTAACCCTGCGGGTTATCCATGTCTGAAGAAAACCAAACCCAAGAGCCTGCGGCTACTGGGATTGACACCGACGCGTTGCAGCGCAGCGTTGAGGCACTTGAACGCAAAAATCAAGAGTTGATTGCTGAACTTCGGCAAGCAAAATCCAAGACTTCAAAAGTGCCGGATGGTGTCAATGTCGATGAACTGCTGGAGTTCAAGCGTCGCGCCGAGCAAGCCGAACTTGAATCCCAAGGAAAATACCAAGAAGCCCGACAGGCTCTGGAGCAACAGTTCCGTGAGGCGACGGCGCAAAAGGACCAGCGCATTGCAGAACTTGAAATCCGCGTCCGTGAACTAGAACTGCTCACGCCAGCCGTCACCGCGTTGGCGGAAATTGTCCACGACCCCGACTTGGTACTTAAGACCAAGTTGAGTGCTGAGCAGATCGAACGCGACACTGACGGCACTGTCGTCGTAGTCGATGGCTACCAGCGCACCCCTGTCACTGAATGGGCCAAGACCTTACCGGCGTGGATGCAAAAGCAACCGCGCCCACAGGGTTCTGGTGCACCAACTAGCGGCGCATCAGCCAGTATTCCTGCTGGCATGAAGAACCCATTCAGCCCAGATTCATTTAATTTGACTGAGCAATCACGACTGTTTAAGACAGATCGGGATCTGTACGACCGCCTTAAAGCTGCCGCTAGCCGCTAACATATTGCCAGCCGGCTGCGCTGGTGATATAGGGCTGCGCCCAAACCGTAAACCATTTCAGGTGATCAATCATGGCGACTCTTCGCTCTGACATCATCATCCCCGAGGTTTTTACTCCTTACGTCATTGAGCAAACCACCTTCCGTGATGCCTTCCTGGCTAGCGGTGTGGTGCAGCCGATGGCTGAGTTGAATGCAACCGAAGGCGGTGATTTCATCAACGTGCCTTTCTGGAAAGCCAACCTTTCCGGTGACTTTGAGGTGCTGTCTGATAGCAGCAGCCTCACTCCTGGCAAGATCCAAGCTGACAAGCAAGTCGGCGTGATCCTGCACCGTGGTCGTGCCTTTGAGGCTCGTGATCTGGCCGCTCTGGCTGCTGGTTCTGACCCCATGGCCGCCATCGGCGCCAAGATCGCTGATTACATCGCTAACCAGCGCCAAAAGGATCTGCTGTCTTGCCTCGCTGGTGTGTTCGGCACCCTCGGCACCACTAGCTCGTCTGCTGCTTTCTTCCCGCTGACCATTGACGGCGAGTCGGGCGACACCCCTACCACGCTGAGCCCCCGCCACGTGGCAGAAGCCCGCAGCCTGCTGGGCGACCAAGGCGACAAGCTCGCCGCTGTTGCCATGCACTCCAAGGTCTACTACGACTTGGTTGAGCGCAAGGCCATCGATTATGTGACCGAGACCGACGCTCGTCTGACGTCTTCGGTGACTGATTTCGTTGGCGGCAGCATCGCTGGTGCTTACGGCAACCCCACGGTTCCTACCTACATGGGTCTGCGTGTCATCGTCTCCGATGATGTGCAAACCGATGGCAGCGGTAGCTCCACCGAGTACGCCACCTACTTCTTCACCCAAGGCGCTATTGCCTCTGGTGAGCAGATGGCGATGCAGACTGAAACCGACCGTGACATCCTCGCCAAGAGCGATGCCATGTCGATTGACCTGCACTACTGCTACCACCCCGTTGGCGCCAAGTGGGGCGTGACCACCTCGAACCCGACCCGCGCTCAACTGGCAACAGTTGGTAACTGGTCGAAGGTGTACGAAACCAAGAACCTTGGTATCGTGCGGGCGACCAACACCTCTAACTTCGATTGAGGTAACTGATCATGGCACAACCTTCCCAGTTTGAACTGTCCACCGAGCAGTACCTCGAAGCCACTTTTTACGGGGCATCCTCGATTGCCGACGTGCAATTCTGGACTGCTCCCGTTAAGTGTGAAGTGGTAGCAGTGCGTGAAGTTCACGCCACTGCTGGTAGCGATGGCAGCGCCGTAACCGGCACCGTTCGTCGTTGCCAAGGCACTGAAGCCGCCACTGCTGGTGATGACCTGCTGAGCGCCAGCATCAACTTCAAAGGCACTGCTCTCACCGAGCAGACTCCTGCCTTGACTGCCACTACTGCCGACCTCACCCTTGAGGTTGGCAACCGGCTGTCGCTGGACGTGACAGGTACCACCACCGCCTTGGCTGGTGTGATCCTGACGGTGCTGCTGAAGCGCGTCTGATGGGGCTGTTCGCTTTTCGGCGACTGCGTGAACTGGAGGCTGCCTCTACGGAGGTGGCCTCTCTTTCTATTGCGGAGCCCGCACCTACACTAGAACAACAGGAGCCAGCCGACGATGGCAGTAGTAATCGTGGCCACACCAGGGGCCGCCGACGCAAACTCGTACCTGACGCTGGCAGCAGCACAAGAGATCATTGATGGTTTCGTGCAGGATGCTGATGTAACAGCATGGGCATCAGCTACAACTGACCAAAAGAACCGCGCATTGTTTACCGCCACGCAACGCCTCGACCGCGAGCGGTTCCTTGGCGCACGGGCGACTGATACGCAGGCACTCCAGTGGCCGCGTACTGGCGTTCGCAAGCCTGATACCTACATCAACACCTACGCCGTCGGCTTTCCGTTTCGGATTACTACTGACTACTTCACCGATACCGAGATCCCAACGCAGGTGCAGTATGCGCAGGTAGTGCTAGCAACGTACCTGCATAACAACCCTGACGGCCTTGGCTTGAGTGGCCTTGAGGATTACAAAAACGTCAAAATCGGCAGCATTGACGTGACGCCCAATCTTGGCTATGGCGCTGTTGGTGCGGACAAGGTGCCACCAATCATGGAACGATACCTGACTGGCCTTAGAATTAGTGGACCAGGTAACGTCGCCATTAAGCGGAGCTGATCATGGGTTACGCCTATCCCGGCGCTGAGTTCATTGATGACACCGCAGCACACGCTGGGCGCTTTGGCAAGATCGTCGCGCTTGAGGATTCGGTGATTGCCAGCCTGACAGCTCAAGACTGGACCGGCAACACGCTCAGCGCCATCCCGTTTAAGGCCAGTACTGAAATCGAAGGCGTCTTTACCAGCATCACCTTGACTAGCGGTACCGTTATCGCCTACAGGCTTTAATCATGAGTGACACCAACTACCTCGCTATTGATTACTCGGTAGGCGCCACCTTTATTGGCAATACCGACACTTATACAGGCAGGTGGGGCGCTATTCATTTCACGACTAACACGCAGATCAACACGATTGTCGCTCAAAATTACGACGGCACTACGCTGTCGGGTCAATCTTTTGATGCCTCAACAACGCTATACGGCGTGTTTACCAGCATCAAGCTGCAAAACGGCCACTGCGTAGCCTATAAGCTCTGATGACACTAGCCAGCCCGCTACGCAAGGTTGCCAGCAAGCTGATGGCAAAATTTGGCGGCGAGGCAACTATTCGTCGTGTAACAACTGGCGTTTATAACACTACAACTGGCACCGCAAGTGAAACCACGGCTGATACCGCAGTCCGTGGTGTGCTGGAAGATGTCAACCTGCGCGAGGTTAATGACCTGATTCAAGCTGGCGACAAGCGTTTGTTGATTGCAGCGGCTGATATTGCTAATGCGCCAACAACTGCAGATGAAGTGCTGATTGGCGCAGTCGTGCATCAAGTGATCACGGTGCGAACCATCGAGCAAGACAATATCGCCATCACCTACGAGTTAATCCTGAGGGCATAATGACACGCACCATCCGCGTTGGTGATATTGGCGATTATGCCAGCCAGCAGATGGAGAAGTTGCTGCGGGTTGCGGTACTGGAGACAGACAGCCGCGTCAAACTGCTTAGCCCAGTTGAAACTGGACGGTTTCGTGTTAGCTGGCAGGTAGGCGAAAACAGCGCAGGCGGTGGTCAAAAGCCTGAAGGCAGCTATACCACAACAGAATTCGGTAGCGCAGCCGCTGCGCAATCAGCAATTCCCATTGAACGGCTTGGCTACAGTCAAGAAAAGCTGGGCAATGTTTACAGCGTGCACAATAACCTGCCGTATGCTGAGAAGCTGGAAACAGCACCCTTGGGCCAAGGCAGCAGCATTCAAACTGACGGGCCAGGTTGGGTACGCGGCATTGCCAAAGACATCCAAGGGTTTGTGCAAGTCAATGCTGACCGCATTGGGAGGGAATCATGAGCAGCACCTACAACGATGTACGCGCTGCTATTGAGGGTCGCATCGCAGCAGAGATGGCATTAGCTCCGGTGTATCCGATCAGTTATCAAAACGTCCCGTTCACGCCACCTAACAACACGCCATGGGCGCAGGCGTTCATTCGCTTTGGCGATAACAATTACGCTACGCTGCTGCCAACAGGTAGCGTCGGGTTCAACCGTCAAACCGGCACGTTGGTGATCAATGTGTTCACGCCACAGGGTCAAGGCACTGCGGCAAACTTCACCATTGCAGAGCGGCTAAAAGATCTATTTGATCGTCAAATCGTATCTGGTATCATCTTCGACGCCGCATCAGGTCCAGCGCAGGTAACACCTGCCGCGCCTGAGCCTTATTTCCAAACGCAACTTACCATTACGTTTGAAGCCTATTTAGACTGACGCAGCCACTACCGTTCACAACATGGCTGTTACTGTTTTGTCCGGTACGTCCGGCGCCCTCTACTACAAGCCTGCTGGCACCACCGGGACATTCCCGGAAACTGGTGTCAACATTTCCACCGATGTCATCACCATCCAGCAGTACCTCAACCTCAAGCCTGGCGATCCCGTTAAGTTTCGCGTTGTTGACAGCCAAACCGGCGCCTCTGGCACTGGCACCCTGCCTGCGCCTATCTCGGCTGCAACCACCTACTACGTGCTGACCTACACCGCAGCTACTGGCGCGTTGACGGTTTCCACCGCTGCTGGCGGCACCATCCTCGCCATCACGGATGACGGCACCGCCGTGGCACCTAACGAGTTTGAGGTGTACTACGCCGATTACGCAGCCGTTGGGCAAGTGCAATCGTGGTCGTTTGAAATCAGCCGCGCTGAAATCGACGTGACTACCATCGGTCAAACTGCTGGTCAGTACGCACCTTTCCGTGCTTACATCCCCGGCTTTGCTGATGGTACCGGCACTGCTACCGTTTACGTCACCAACGAAGACGCAGCACTGTCCAACCGCATGGTTGAGGACGTGCTCCAGCGGCAGCAAGTTGGTTGCGGCTTCAAGCTGTACACCGACAAGGGCACCACTGAAGCCCTCAGCCGCAGCATCGGCATGGATGCTGTACTGCTGAGCGCCAGCCTGAACATCAACCCCGACGATGCTCAGCAGGTGGAGATCACCTTCCGCCCGAGCGGCACGCCTACGTTTGACTTCAGCACCACCGTTTGATCGGTCACCACATAGACCCCCGGCTTGCGCTGGGGGTTTTTTGTGTTTAAAGTAATAGCGAATCACTCATATTTATGGCAACCACGTCTGCACTGTCACGCCTCAAGAAAGCCGCCAACTTGACGCCCGTTAAGCGCACGGTTAAGTTGAGCGATGGCACTGATTTTGAGTTTTACTCGGCACCGCTTACGATGTCCGAACGTGAGCGGGCACAAAAGATGCCTGGCGGCGATGACCCCAATGGCTTTGCATTGAACCTGCTAGTTACTAAAGCAGTTGACGATGCAGGGCAGCGCCTGTTTGCTGCAGGTGAAATTGCCGAATTGAAAAATGAGGTAATGGATGCTGACCTGCAAACACTGATGCTTGCGATCATCACCAACCCAGAGGAGGAAGAGGTTGACATGAAAAGCACTCAAGCGGGAGCTAAGTAAAGACAACCTGCTGCTGCTGCAACTTGGTATTGCAAAAGAGCTTGGCTACTCATTGGCCAAGCTCAACCAAGAGGTAACGCTAGAAGAGTTGCTGGTATGGTCAGCTTATTTTGAGCTGCAGAACGAAGAGCAGGAACGTAGAATGAAGCAACGCCGTAGGTAGATCGTGTCGGTTGTCGCCAACGTTGCTATTAACGTTGACAGCCGCAATGCGGTCAGCAAACTGCGGCAGGTGCAAACGCAGTCGCAGGCAACTGGTCAAGCAGTTGAAAAGCTAAATGCAACTGCAGCGGCAGCAAGCGATAAGTTTAAGGTTGCCGCCAATGGCGTTAAGTATTTCACCGATGCTACCGGCAGGGCTAGGGCTGAAAACGGCAGGTTCTTATCAACAGCCGAACGCGCTGCAGCGGGTATCCGCAATCAAGGTGACGCAGCCCAGCAGGCAAGCGGCAAGCTTAATGGGCTTCGCAATGCATTAGCTGGGCTTGGCGTTGGACTTGCACTGCGTAAATCATTTATTGACGCATCTGAACTTGAATCTGCGCAATCCAGAATTAAGCTGGTCGGCAAAAACTTTCAGCAACTAGCCGGTATTCAAGATGTTGCAGCTAATGCTGCTAGAAAGTTTAACCTTAGTCAGTCAGAATCCCTTAGCGCATTAACTGATCTTGGCAATCGAATTGGACCCACTGGCGCAAGTCTGGAAGATGTCGCCAATGTTTATGAAGGCTTCAATACGCTGCTGGCACTAAACAAGGTAAATGCCGCAAGCGCCGCATCAGCAACTTTACAGCTAAACCAAGCACTTGGCTCTGGCCGCTTGGCTGGCGAGGAGTTTAATGCTATTAGCGAAGCAACTCCGCAATTGCTTGATGCGGTTGCAAAAGTATTAGGCCGAAATCGAGGCGAACTAAAGAAACTTGCATCTGACGGCCAAATCAGCAGCCAAGTGCTAATTGAAGCATTGAAGCGCATTAGGACCGAAGGTGCCGCCGACTTAGAGGCTTCTTTTGGCGGAGCATTTGGAGCAACTAGACAATTCAATGCTGCGCTTGAGGATTTTAGTGCAACGGTTGGCACTGAGCTATTGCCAGCATTGACGCCGGTAATCAACGCAACAACGGAATTGCTAAAACAGTTTGGCCAACTACCTGGGCCGATTAAAACCGCTTCAGTAGTAATTGCAGGACTTGCCGGTGCATTTGTTGCACTGGCACCGGCTATCGGCATAATTCAAGGAATTATTCCAGCCGTTAAAGGATTAAGTTTGGCAATGCTCGCCATCCCGGGCATTGGATGGACTGCTGCTGCAATCCTTGGACTCGGGCTTCTTGGTAAAGCAGTATTCGACACTAACGAAACATTCAGGAACTTTGTTAAAAACATTGGCGGTGTTGTTGCTAGTGATTTTAGGACAGCCGTTGACGGCATGGCTGATGACGCCAGGACATCCGCTAATGATATACAAAAGGCATATGAAGATCTATCACCCAAGCTTAGCCCTATCGCTAAATTCATTAGGGAACTATTTCAAGGTGCATTTAAGGACACCTCAAATGCAGCAGAGGCAAGTGCCAGTGCATCTAGCAGTGCATTTAGCACTTTCTTCAATGGTCTTATATCTCAAGGCGCCGCTGCATTTAATGGCCTAGGTGCACTTATTACTAATTGGTATAATAATCTGCCTGCCCCGATCCGCAGCATTTTTGGTGGCAATGCACTGTCAATGCTTGCGGGCGCTGCCGCTGGAGCAGGTAGTGCTGCCAGCAGGGCCGCAGCGCCAAATGCGCAAGCAACTGGGATGTACGGCAGGTATGGCGCACCAGAAACCCAAGTTTCATTTGCCATTAAACCTGCAGCCCTCAATGCAATGGGCACTCCAGTAGGTGCAACGGTAGGTGGCGGTGGCCGTGCGGCAGGTGGCGCCAGCAAGGCAGCAGACGAGGCCAAGCGACTTGCGGAGGAGTTGCAGCGGTCAACCGAACAGGGCAATGACCTGTTCCGCCAGTTTTCCCGTCAGGCGGTGTTGCTTGGCATAACATCTGAAACCGAACGCAAGCGCCTACAGATTCAATACGACTACCAAGATCGCGCACGGGAAATAAATGAACTGAAAAATGCAGAGCAAAAAGTAAACTTAATGGCAGTCAATGATGAAATTAAAAGGCTGGAAACATTAGAACTGCAAACCGAAGAGCTTAAAAAGCAACTACAACTTTTTTATGAACTTGCCGGAGTGCCGATGGGCGAAATGCTGCCCGGCGGTGCTGGTGCGTTTAGAACAGATATAAATCTTGACCCCAGTGATCGTGCTCAGCAGAAGATTGATGAATACAAAGAAAAGTTGGCTGAGTTGCAAGATCCAATCAACATGGCGCAACGTGGCGCCCAAGCCATTGGCGATGCGTTCTCTTCTTCTTTCCAGGGAATCATCACTGGAACGCAAAGCGTGCAAGAAGCACTAGCATCGTTTTTCCAAAATGTAGCCAAGTCATTTATTGACATGGCAACCGAGATTATTGCTCAGATGGTCATCATGTATGCCTTTAAGCAGTTGCTCGGATTGTTTGGCGGTGGCGCTACAGGGATTGGCTCGGTTGGCAATTTCAGCGGGGCCTTCAATGGCGGTGCTGCATCATTTAACGCAGGGTCTTTTGGAATGGATCTGCTGCCTGGCCGCGCTAAAGGTGGCCCGGTGTCTGGCGGTCAGATGTACATGGTGGGCGAGCGTGGTCCCGAGTTGTTCGTGCCAGGGCGCAGCGGCACCATCGTTGCCAATGACAAGATGGGTGGCGGCAGCACCAACGTGGTGGTAAACGTCGATGCCAAAGGCAGTAGCGTGGCTGGTGATGAGCAAGGCGCCAATCAGCTTGGCCGTGTCATCAGTGCTGCGGTACAGTCAGAGTTGATTAAACAGCAGCGGCCCGGCGGTCTTCTCGCACGCTAATGGCTACGTTCCCCGACTACAAACCACGCGTTGGCGCCAGCAAGAACAGTGCGCCTAAGGTGCGCTCTACGCGCTTTGGTGACGGATATGAACAACGCGTACAGTTCGGCCTCCAACAAGACCCGAAGGAGTGGACACTGGAGTGGAATGTAACCGAGGAGGTATCAGACGAAATCGAAACGTTCCTTGAAGCCCGTGGTGGTTCTGAGTCGTTTGACTGGACGCCACCTGATACCAGCACCAGCTACAAGTGGGTATGCAGTGAGTGGCAAAAGACAATTGACGAGCCATTCCGCGCTGTTATTCGGGCTACGTTTCGCCAAGTGTATGAGCCGTGACCGCACCTTCACTGTGGCAAGCTAGTTACGCCTACAACGTCGGTGATGTTGTACAGGCCACGATCCCACCAGCGACGGGATTCTTTTTCCGTTGCACGGTTGCCGGTACAACTAGCGCGACGGAACCGTTCTGGCCGACGGTCATTGGTAATACCACTGTCGATGGCACTGTCACATGGATGGCGGTCACCATCCTGTCGGGTGACTTCCAGACATCTAACCCCAGCGCAATCATCGAGCTATTTGAGCTGGAGCTGGTCACTGCCATCCACGGCAGCAACGAGGTTTATCGTTTCCATTCGGGCACCAACCTAGTCAATAACGGTGATGTGGTTTGGCGTGGCAATAGTTACCTGAAGTTTCCGATTGAAGCGGACGGGTTTGAGTACAGCGGCCAAGGAACATTGCCGCGGCCAAAGATTCGCGTTAGCAACATTTTTGGCACGGTTACGGCAATTATTCTCAGCTTGCCAGTTGGCTTGGAAGGCGCCAAGGTAACGCGCATTCGCACGCTGGCCAAGTATCTCGATGCGGCCAACTTCCCGGTCAGTGGTGACGTGCTGTTGCTGGAAGATGGCGACATCTTGCTACTGGAAGACGGCGGCCATTTCTTGCTGGAGCCAACCAATCCAACAGAAGATACCAGCGCCGAGTTCCCGCGAGAGATTTATTACATCGACCGCAAAAGCGCAGAAAACCGCAACCTCGTTGAATTTGAGCTGGCGGCCAGCTTTGACCTTGCTGGTGTGAGGGCACCCAAGCGACAGTGCATCGCCAACCTGTGCCCATGGACCTACCGCTCTGCTGAATGCGGTTACACCGGCACCAATTATTTTGATGCCGCAGACCAGCCGGTGCTCAGCGCATCTGGTGATGTATGCGGCAAGCGGCTCAATAGCTGCCACCTGCGCTTTGGGCAGAATGCTGAGTTGCCGTTTGGCGGCTTCCCAGGCGTTGGTACAGTCAGCGGATGACAATGACCTGGCGCGACGCAGCATTGGATCACGCCAAAGCGGAACAACCCCGCGAGGCCTGCGGGTTGCTGGTGGTCATCAAGGGCCGCGAGCACTACATCCCATGCCGCAACCAAGCAGCAGCACCGGATCAGATGTTTGTGCTGTCAACCGAGGACTACGCCGCAGCCGAGGATCAAGGCGAGGTGTTGGCCATCGTCCACAGCCACCCAAGCACACCACCGCATCCATCACCAGCAGACCGCGCCGCATGTGAAGCCAGCGGCTTGCCTTGGTACATCGTCAACCCCAACCTAGAACTCTGGGGCGAATGCAAGCCGTGCGGCTATAAGGCACCACTGATTGGCCGCGAATGGGTGTGGGCGGTGCATGACTGCTGGACACTGGCGCGTGACTGGTACGCCGAGCAGGGCATCAAGCTACGCGACTGGGAGCGCTGCGCCAACCCAGAAGACTTTCAAGCCAAACCGTATTTTGATGATCGCTGGAAGGCGACGGGTTTCCGCGAGTTGCTGCCTGATGAAGAACTAGAAAAAGGCGACCTGCTGTTTATGAGCATCAGCAGTCCCGGCCTCAACCACTGCGCTGTGTATCTAGGCGATCAGATGATGCTTCACCATCTGCAGGGACGGTTGTCATCTAGGGATATCCTTGGAGGTTGGGCCCTAAAATGTGTGGGAAGGAGGTTGCGTCATGCTGCGTAAGATCAAGCTGTACGGCGCCCTCGCTAAGTTTGTCGGCCATCGGGTGCTAGAGGCAGATGTTGCCACTGCCGCTGAAGCCGTCCGTTTTCTAGTGACCAACTGGCCTGAGCTTGAAGGCCACATGGCGCAGCAGCACTACCGGGTCCACACTGCTGGCGAAGACCTGACGCTGGAAGACATCCACAACCCAATGGGTCGCGAGATTCAGATTGTGCCGGTGATGGCGGGCGCTGGCGCCATTGGGCGGATTCTGCTGGGCATTGCGTTGATTGCAGTTGCTTCTGTGGTCACCTTCGGCACGGCCGGCGGTTTATTTGCCGCTGGCGCACTTAATGCCGCAGTTTTTGGCTTAGGTGCTTCCTTGGTTTTGGGCGGTATCGCTCAATTGCTTACCCCTACACCCAAAACTGACGAAGACGAAGGCGACCCCAAAAAAAGTTTCAGCTTTAGCGGCATCCAGAACACCACGCGGGCTGGCGTGCCGGTGCCCGTGGTTTATGGCGAGATGCTGGTTGGCGGCATTGTCGTTAGCGCTGGCGCCGACATTGTGCAGGTGTCAGGCGTATGAGCATCTACGGTGCTGGTGGTGGTGGTAAGGGTAAAGGCGGCGGCGCCTTTCGTAAATCCACAGAAGCCAAAGACAACCTCGACTCAACGGCTTACGCCAAGATCGTTGAGATCCTCAGTGAAGGTGAAATCGAAGGATTTGCCACGCCATCACGCTTGGGGCTAACGCAAGGCACGACGCAATACATGAACGCGTCGATGAAGGATATTTATTTCAACAAGACGCGGCTGCTTAATGCCACTGCCGACAATACACTGCCGCAGGAATCTGACTTTAACTTTCAAAACGTCACCGTCGTGACCAAATTTGGCACGCAAAGCCAGGCCTATGTGCCAGGGTTTGATGCCATCGAGGAAGAGATTTCAGTTGGTCAAGACGTGGTGCTCGCAACGCCAGTTGTCAAGACGATCATTGACACCAACGTCAACGCCGTCCGTTTGACATTAAGTGTGCCGTTGCTGCAAAAGGTACTCGACAACGGCGACATCGTTGGCACGTCATTGTCGCTAGCGATTGCAGTTCGTTATTTCGGTGGCAGTTACACCACCGTAATCACTGACACAATTTCAGGCCGCACGTCTGACTTGTATCAACGGGACTACATCGTTGACCTTGCTGGTGCGTTCCCTGTTGACATCCGCGTTAGCCGCACATCAGCGGAACCGGTCAGCATCAAGGAAACCAATGCTTTCTCATGGTCTAGCTACACCGAGCTGATTTACAAAAAGCTTAAGTATCCAAACACCGCTTACGTCGCTACACGAATTGATGCTGAGCAGTTCAGCAACATCCCGCAACGCGCCTACAAAATCCGTGGCATTAAGGTCGCTATCCCGAGCAATGCAACCGTTGACCTAGAGACCGGCAGGCTCACCTATTCCGGCATCTGGAATGGCACCTTCGGCGCTGCAGCATGGACCAGTGATCCGGCGTGGATCCTATGGGATCTGCTCACCAGCAGGCGCTATGGATTGGGTGATCACATCCAAGCCAACACACTGGACAAGTGGGCATTTTTTCAAGCTAG